TTGGTTCACCGTAGCCAGATTGTCGATGGCGTTCTATGACGACTTCATCAGCCGAGAGACGCCTAAGGCGCCTCAGGCAGGCGCGCGTCCGCCTGAGTCGGTCCTGTCCTCGAAGGGCTGGACCGGGGTCTAGATGGATGGCCGAGCATCGGAGATACACCAAGCGCCAGAAGATGCACGCCGTCACTGCTGCGTTGGCGAGCTCGGTGTCTGCTGCTGCGGACTCCACTGGCATCCCGCGCACCACGATCGACTACTGGCTGGACGCGCCAGAGTTCGGCGAACTCCGGCAGAAAACAAGGGACGATCTGGCTGCCGAGATGTCGATGCTCGCTCACCTCGCGGCGTCGAAGCTGGCCAAGGCCATCATCGCTGGCGAGGTCGAGGCGCGTGACCTCATCGTGGCCCTCGGCGTCAGTACGGATAAGGCACAACTCCTCTCGGGCGCGGCGACCAGCCGCACCGAGAACCGGACCTTGACCGATGGCCTCAACGACCACGAGAAACAGCAGCTCCGCGACGCCCTTGACCGACTTCTTGCAGACGCTCCCGAAGCCGCTGCAGGAGTCGATGCGGTCGGAGTTGGGGCCGAGGTTCGCGAATGACCAGCAGCGGGCCTTCTTCGACTCCACTGCTCCTGAGCTCCTGTACTCCGGTGCCTTCGGTGCAGGAAAGTCGCGCATCCTATGCGAGAAGGCTTACTGGCTCGGCCGAAGGTTTGAGGGTGCGCCTATCGGTATCTTCCGAAAGGTCCGGGCCTCTCTCGCGGCGACTACAGCGCGCACGCTCTTCCGCGACGTACTACCGCCCGGTGCCATCGTCCGCAAGAACGTCACCGAGGGTTGGTATGAGCTCGCCAACGGGGCGCGCTTCTGGCTTCTCGGACTGGATGTTGATCCGGTCACTGGCGTTCCGTCCAAGGTCGGCTCGCTCGACCTGGCGTTTGCCTTCGTGGATGAAGCTGTGGAGCTGGATGAGGCGGACTGGGTGATGCTCGCCGGCCGCCTGCGCTGGCCCGATACGCCGTTCACGCAGCTCGCGGGAGCGACCAACCCGGCGGATCCGAAGCACTGGCTGATCGAGCGCTTCAAGGAGCCGGGCCACGCCGAGCGGCTGCTGCTCCATGCGACCACGACCGACAACCGCTTCCTGCCGCCGTCCTACCTGGAGCGCATGGCCGGCTTGTCGGGCATCTACCGCGAGCGCTACGTCAGGGGCGAGTGGATCGCGCTCTCGGGCGGTCTGTTCGACGGCTCATGGATCAAGCTCGGCAAGCCGCGCCAGTGGGTCAAGGATGGCCGGCAGCAGGACCAGCTGCAGCGCATCGTGGTCGCGGTTGACCCGGCAGTGACAGCGGAGAAGAACAGTGACGAAACGGGCATCGTGGTCGCTGGACTGGACTCGGACGGTCACGGATACGTCCTGGCCGACCTATCTGGCCGCATGGCTCCTCACGTCTGGGCACAGCGCGTCGTCGACGCATACCACACGTATCAGGCTGATCGGATCGTCGCCGAAGTCAACAACGGCGGCGACCTCGTCGAGCGCACCATCCGGGGCTTCGACGCCAACGTCGCTTACTCGTCGGTTGTCGCGTCGCGCGGCAAGATAACCCGCGCCGAGCCGATCGCCAACCTGTACGGCATGGGCAAGGTCAGCCACGTCGCCGACTTCCCCGAGTTGGTCAGCCAAATGGTCGGCTATGACGGCAAGGGCAAGAGCCCGGACCGCATGGACGCCCTGGTATGGGCGCTGACCGAGCTGATGCTGACCAGCTACTCCGGTGGCACGGAGCAGTCATGGATCGCGTGACGGGCGTGCCCGCCTCCATGTCGCATGCGTGAGCCACCAGACGGGCAAGGACAGCCCGCACACGCCGCGTCTTACCCAGCAGCGCCTATGGGTGTGCTCGGGCGGTAGGCGCCTGAATGGCAAGCATGGGTGTGACTTCACAACCTCGGACTACGCCGATGCCGTCACCCATGCGACTAGGATGGGCGGCACTCCGCCCGACATGCCCAAGGGGATGTGGGCGTGAGCATCCTCGATGCGCTCCTCGGTAGGCCGCAGAAGGCGGTGATCGAGACTGTCCAGAAGGCCGTGACCGGCCCGGGCGCGGCGATCATGACCTGGGGCACGCCCATCTACGACGTGGCCCGTGACGACTCGCGCATCATCCGCGATGCCCTGACCGTGTACAAGACCAACCGCTGGGTCAACCGTGCCGAGGGTGTCATCAGCCAGCGCGTCGGCGGCGTGGCGTGGCACCTCGAGACCGACGACGGCGAGAAGGTCACCGACGAATCGCCGCCCGAGCTGCGCGCCATCCGCGACCTGCTGGAGAAGCCGCTCGGCGACGAGTTCGCGCGGCGCTATCCGCAGCAGCCGGCCACGCGGCGCTCCCTGTGGGGCATCACGTCGCGCCACATGGGCCTCGCCAACGTCGGCTTCTGGCACCTCAACGAGCGCAATGCCGCCGCCGACTTCCCAGCGCAGATCTTCTACATCCGGCCCGACCGCCTGACGCCCGAGACGACGGCCGGCGTGCTCACCGGCTGGACGCTCGACAAGCACGGCGAGACCGGCGGCACGGCGCTGTCGATCGAGGAGGTGCTGCCCTTCTACCTGGACCAGCCCGACAAGGGCTACTTCGGAACCGGCCTGCCGCAGTCGATCTGGTCGTCGCTGTCGCTGCCCACGAGCATTGACGGACATGCCCTCGACACACTGGCGTCGGGCGGCCGCCTGCCGGGCATCTACGCGCCGAAGGAGGCGGCCGGCTCGGACGTGTTCGACCGCCTGACAACGGACCTGCGCACCATCAAGGACATGCCCGACAGCGCGAAGCGCGATGTCGTGGCGCGGGCGCCGATCGAGTTCACGCCGACCGCTGCCGACATGGCCAGCCTGAACGTCATCGCCCTCGCCCAGATGAGCCGCGACGACACGCTGACCCACTGGGGCGTGCCGCTCTCGACCATCGGCGGTGCCGCCCCGACGGGCATGAACTCGGGTGAGACGCGCAAGTACGACGAGGCTGCGCTGTGGCAGAACGCCGTCCAGTTCCGCATCGACGCGCTGTACGAGACGATTCAGTACCGCCTGCTCGACCGCCTCGCGGCGATCGGCATCAGCGTGCGCCTCGTGATCGAGGCTCCGGCCTTTGACGACGAGGCGCCGCGCTACGACCTGCTCAACAAGGCGTCGGTGCTACCGATGACCAACATGGAGCGACGGGCGATCATCGGCCTGCCGCCGTTCGGTGTCCCCGCCCTCGATAACGCCATCGTCATGCCAATGCAGATCGTCGAGTACGGAACCAGTGTGTCGAGTCGACCCGAGGACGACATTCCGCTGGAAGGTGCACAGGCCGACGTGGCCAAGGCGAAGCTGCCCGCTGCGGGCCTCGCCCGCATGGAGAAGGACCTGCGCAGGTTCCTTGACGAGCAGAGCCGCGAGATCGCGGCCAAGGTGAAGGCCAAGGCCGGACACCTTGCCAAGAAGCCGGGCGACACGTCGGTCTGGTGGAACGCCGCCGAGTGGGACCGCCGCCTGGAGCGCGTACTGCGCCCATACGCCGCGCTCATCGCCGACCAGACGGCCAAGACGGTGCAGGGCCAGCTGGGCACGGGCAAGGCGGGCGAGTTCGCCGACCTCATGGGCAACCGCGTGCTGCTGCGGATGTACGGCCAGATGGGCCGGCGCATCACGGGCATCAACGAGACGACGCGCGACAAAGTCAACGTGGCCATTCGCGAGGGCATCGAGGCCGGCGACGGGGCCGCTGCGCTGGGCGAGCGCGTCGAGTCGGCCGCCGCCTTCGACGAGTACCGTGCCGAGCTCATCGCCCGGACCGAATCGGCCATCGTCCTGAACCAGAGCCAGATCGAGTCGTTCCGCGAGTTCGGCGTGGAGAAGGTGCGCGCCATCGACGGCGACCAGGACCCAGAATGCGCTGCCCGCGACGGCCAAGAGTTCGACATCGACGAGGCGCTGTCGATCACCGATCACCCCAACGGCACGCTCGACTGGAGTCCGGTGATCTCGTCGTCGGGCAAGGCCGACACGGAGGAACAGATGCCATCACAGAAGGCGACGGCAACGTGGGGCATCCCGCAGATCACCGTGCCGCTGACCGTCCAGATGCCGGAGATCCCGGCCACAGTGGTCAACGTGCCCGCGCCCATCGTGAACGTCGAGGCACCGCACGCGCCGGTGGTCAACGTGACCGCGCCGGAGCCGGTGGTGGTGCCTGCACCGATCGTCAACATCGAGGCGCCACAGGCGGCGCAGAAGGCCGAGGTCGAGGGCCCGATGGACGTGCGCGTGGTCGAGATGCCGGACCGGATGCTCAAGAGCCGCAAGATCGTCAAGCGCGACCCGCAAGGCTTCATCAGCGAGGTCGATGAGACATCGCTCGAGGAGACCGCGTGAACTGGCACTGCCCGAACTGCGGCCTGACCGAGACGACTCGCGTGCTGCCCAACCGCTTCCACTCCTGTCCGAAGCTGCACGGCCTCACGGCGCCGCTGCTGAACGGGCCGGGCAAGGTGGAGGCGCGTGAGCGCGAGGACTACGTTGGCGCCGAGAAGGTCTTCATCGCGCCCAACGGGCGGCCAATCATGTCAATCGTGACGACCCGCGAGGACGGCCAGGACGTGACCGTGTTCGCGCCCGCAGCAATAGGAAGGGCTGGCTGATGAGCGAGAACGCAGAGGGCACGGGCGCGGCCAACGACGCGACGGTGAGCACCGACGAGGACACCTACGCGGCAGTCGTCAGGCGCAACGCCGAGGCCGAGCACAAGGCAGAGGTCGAGGCAGCCGAGCGATCGGTGGCCAAGGCGAGAGCACACCTCGAAGCACAGGAGAAAGAACTGGCGAAGGTCAAGAAGGAGCGCACCTAGATGGCTTGGAGCAACAGCAAGATCTTTCTGGCGTACCTCGAGGACTCGCTCGAGAACACCGCCGCGTTGGACGCCAATTCGGACACCTTCAAGGTGGCGCTCTACAACAACTCGATCACGCCCGACCAGACCGTCGCCACCGCGAACACCGTCTACGGCTCGGGCGTCTGGACGGCGGGCTCGTCGCCCAACATCGAGGACACCACGGGCTGGCCGTTCGTCGGCCGCAACCTCGTATCGGTAGCGTCCTCGTTCACGTCCAACGTCTACACGTTCGACGCCCAGGACACCGTGAGCGCCAACGCCACCACGACCCTCGTCAACGCTTACGGCTGCCTGGTCTACGACGACACCGTCGGCGACCAGGGCGTGTGCTTCAACTACTTCGGCGGGGCCAACAGCGTGACGGCCGGCACGTTCACGATTGCGTGGCACACCTCGGGCATCTTCGCGCTGACTTTGTAGATGGCTGACAACACCCGTGGCGGGAGCCAGGACGGCAGCAATCCGCTCATCGCCACTGACGAGGTAACGCACTCGGGCGATACCGCCGACGTTCAGCTGATAAGGCCCGTCCACGTCACGGGCTCGGAGGGTGCCAAGACCGTCGTTGACCTGACTACGGACGACGGCGACATTCAGGTCACGGGCCGCAACGCGGCCATCGTCAGTGACACGTTGTCGTCACTGAACGACGCCATCACGTTCGACGTGGCGAACTACGCCGTGGCTTACATCCGTTTCGTGTCGGGCAACCTCAACGGCACGGTGGTCATCGAGGGCAACGATGGCACGGAATGGGTCTATACGCCAGGCTTCTCTGCTAGCAGCGGCATAGGGCCATACGACACGCTGGACCTTGTTTACTCTGGGACCGTCTTCGATCAAACCTACATCGTCCCGACGCAGGGTATGGCGCAGATGCGCGTCCGTGTAGGCGCCTATACCTCGGGCTCGGCCACCGTTACCTATCGCTTGTCCACGATGCCGAGCGGCATCACGGCGGGTAGCGTCAAGCTCTACGGCGAGGACTACGACAGCGGCGATCCCGTGCCCATCGCGGTCCACGGAACATCCGAGGGCGTGTACGTCAGCGGCGACATCGTCCATGACTCGCCCGACGCAGGCAACCCGGTCAAGATTGGCGGCAAGGCGAATACTGCACCTCCAGCCAACGTCGCCGACGGCGACCGCGTAGATGCCTCCTTCGCGCTGAACGGCTCGCAGCGCGTGGCTCTCGTGGACTCGACCGGAGCCGAGGCGCTGGTCACGGAGAACAACGCCCTGTTCGTCGAGTGGGACAGCGGCTTGGCGACGGTGATCGTCAATGGGCTCGTGGCCCATGACCTGCCCGACAGCGGCGCTCCGGTAAAGGTCGGCGGCTATGCCTCAGCGGCGGCGCCAGTCAGCGTGGGTGCTGATGCGGATCGCGTCAATGCATGGTTCCTCCGCAATGGCGCGCAAGCAACCGTCGTCACTGCGGCCGGCGCGCTGATCGGCGGCGATGCAACCAACGGCCTTGACGTTGACGTTACGCGGTTGCCGGCGCTCGTGGCCGGCACGGCCAACATCGGCGACGTGGACATTGCCTCGCTGCCCGACGAAGGCCAGCAGACGATGGCAAACTCGATCTCGGTCGCCATCGCGTCGAACCAGAGCAACGTGCCGATTGCCATCAGCGCGTCCAGCCTGACGATTGGTGGCGTCGATGAGACCGGCACCAACGCCGTGGACGCCCTGGCGGTGGGCGGCGGCACGCCGCACGACTCGGTCGATTCCGGCAACCCGCTCAAGGTCGGCTTCAAGGCGGCCAACGCGCTGCCGACCGCCATCGCCAACAACGACCGTGCCAACGGCATCAGCGACCTGTGGGGCCGCCAGATGGTGACCCACATCGACCCGGCGCAGCAGGTGTGGAAGAGCTACAACGACACGTCCTCGCGCTCCGCAGGCTCGGCGCAGGTGGTGTGGGATCCGACATCGGGCAAGAAGATCGCGGTCACGCACTACATCATCTCGGCCTACGGCACGACGGCCGGGCGCATCTTCCTGTTCTTCGCTGACGATGCCGACCTGACGTACACGGCGGGTACCGACCAGCCGCTGTTCGTGGGCTCATATGCGCCATCGACCAGCAGCAAGCCGGGCACGGTGTGGACGGGCACGGTGCCGATCTTCTGCACCACCGCCGACCGGCGCCTGCACTACCAGAACGACGCGGCCATCAGCGTCGACGTGGTCATCTACGGATACGAGTGGTGACAGTCTCATTCCGCGCCGTCGGCACCTGGGAGAACGGCTCGACCGGCCTGACGGCCGACGAGGTGCTGGCGGTCCCCGCCGCCCAAGTAACCGGCGACATGATGCTCGCCATCGGTTGCTGGAAGGACTTTGCCATCACCGCTCAGATCAGCGGCTGGACCGAGCTGATCGAGATCGCCGACGGCACGACCGGCACCGGCAACGGCACCGGCTCGATGAAGATCGGCGTCTGGTACAAGGAAGCGACCACCGACACCGAGTCTGACCCGACGCTCGACTTCTCGACCACGACCGGCCTCGTCGGCGAGGGCGTCATCACCGTGTTCTCCAAGTCGCTCTCGTTCTGGTCGACGCCCGAATACCGGCAGGCCGCGTGGACCGCCTCAGCGGGGCCGCAGACCATCTCGGCGGGCACGACCATCGACGTGCCGACGGGCAGCGCGGTGATCGGCATCGCCGCTATCCGCGACGACTCGGGCACCTTCACGCGCGCTTCTGACAACATCCGCGACTCAGGCTCCCTCGTCACCTGGAACGGCAACTACGTCGAGTCGCCGGCCACTCACGCATCGTGCACGACCGGCGACGACATGAGCTGCGATGCGGGCTACCGACTCGTTACGACCGGCGCAGCGGGCGTCACGCTGCAGCTGGAGATCGAGGCCCTGTCGGCGAGTGAGACCGGCAACCTGCTCTGGGTCGTCCTCAACGACACCAATACGAGCTTCACGCCCGTCGATCCGATGGGTCAGAGCGGGTTCTTCGGACTATGAGCCTACTGCTCCTCTTCAACTCCGATGCCGGCGTGTTCACCGTCGCCGATGCCGGTGCGGCAACCGGCGCGGGCGCGGGCGCCGATGCCTCGATCATCATCGTCCCCAACGCCGAGGTCGGCACCGGCACAGGTGCAGCCCAGAACGCGTCGGCGCTGCTCCAGCCCTCATCTGGTGTTGCCACCGGATCAGGTGCCGCAGGTGGCCCGTCGTCGATGGTCCAGCCCAACGCCGAGCTGGCATCGGGCACCGGCGCCGCGTATGACGCCACGGTCGACACCAGCACGCAGACGACCGCGAGCGCGGGCGCTGCCACCGGCACCGGCGAGGCGGTCGGTGCCTCGGTGTCGCTCGCTCCTGGCGCAGGCGTTGGCAGTGGCAGTGGTGCCGCAGGCGGGCCGGCAGCATCGGTCACGGTCAGCACCAGCGCAGCGACGGGCACGGGTGTCGCCTACGACGCCACGGTCACCGTCAGCGGCGGCACGGTGACAGCCAACGCCGGGGTCGCAACAGGCACCGGCCAGGCATACGACGCGACCGTCCTCGGCGCGGGTGAAGGCGGCGGCCGGCTGATCCGCCGGGCCGTGTACGCCGACCGTCGACTGGTCCAGCTTCGCCGTGAGGACGAGGAGATATTGGTGGTGCTCTCGTGATGAAGGCCGAGCTGACAGCGGCAGAGATCAACGCCCTGCCAGATTCCGCCTTCGCCTGCATCGACCCGGGCGGTGAGAAGGACGAACAGGGCAAGACGGTGCCACGCTCCAAGCGCCACTACCCGCATCACCGGGCCGACGGCTCGCTCGACCTGCCGCACCTGCGCAACGCGCTGGCACGCGTGGCCCAGGACGACACCACTTCATGCGGAGAGGACCATCTGAAAGCACACGCGCAGGAGGCAAAGGTGGGCGTATCAAAGGCCGAGCCGCTCGACGCCGACGCGACCGAGGCGTGGTTCGCGGGCAAGGTGCCGAGGCGCCTGCTCGCCATCCCGTTCTCCGGGCCCATTCCGGGGCCGGCTGGCAAGAGCCTTGATCTCGACGGCGAGTACTTCGATGCCAGCACGGACATAAAGCCGGACTGGTTCGATGAGCGGCCGGTGGACTGGCATCACTCGCAGGACCCGTCAGGGCGCATGAACGGCGTGCTCATCGGCAAGGCCAAGAACCTGCGCATGGACGACGACGGCTGGTGGGTCGATCTCTGGCTCAACGCGGGCGAGAAGCGCCTGGCGCTGGTCAAGAGCCTCGCCGAGAAGGGTGCCGAGCTGTTCGGCTCGTCCTACGCCTATCCCAACCTCGTGAAGCGTGGCAAGGCCGGGCACATCGAGGTCTGGCCGTACATGATGCAGACGCTCTCGACCTCTCCACAGAACATCCACAGCACCATCCGCCCGGCGAAGGCCGTGCTGGATGCCTTCAACCAAGCCGACATTGCGGTTGATGCCCGCCTCGCGGACATCCTGACCGAGCTCGAGACCCTGCGCGACCTGGACGCCAACCTCACGGGCGAGGCGGCGGCGAAGGCGGGGCGTGAGCTGTCGGGCGCGAACCTGCGGGAACTGGATGCGTGGCAGGAGTTCGTCGACGAACTCACCAAGCGCATCGACACGTTCCGCAAGCGGGTCCGCACCAAGTACGAACCGAAGGAGGGCGTGCCCTCCAACAAGAAACCCGAGTGACTGACACACTCGAAGAGGTCAAGCAGAAGGCCGACGCAGCCTTTGCCAACCTCGAGCAGCTGACCTCCGAGCTCAAGGAGGCCAAGGAGAACGGCGACGGCGCTGATCGGATCAACGCCCTGGCCGACAAGATCGACGAGGTCGCCAACGAGGTTGCTGCACAGAAGGCGCAGCAGGCCGAGATGGAGGCCCAGAAGAAGGCCGAAGAGCGCATCGCTGCGATCGAGCAGCGCATGACGGAGATCGCCAAGGACGTGCGCACGCCGTCCAAGGCGGCGGCCATCCTCGGCGAGATCGCGGAGTCGGGGTCGAACACCGACCGCTTCTTCCTGAACCTCGCCATCGCCCAGAACCCCAAGGCGCCGACCCAGGAGCGCATGGCCGCCGAGAAGGCCCTGCTCGACATGGGCTCGACGTGGAAGGGTGTCCCCTCGGAGAGCAAGGCCACGCTCGGCTCGACCGACGCAACGGGCGGCTACGTCGCCCCGCGCGCCGTCGTCGCCGAGATGACCACTGTCCAGTCAGCAAACAACCCATTCCGTCGTCTCCTGAACGTCGTGACCGGCATCCCCGGCCCGACGGTCGAGGTGCCGCACGTCGGTCTCGCGCCGACCCGTGCGGTGGTCATCGCCCGTGGTGAGACCAAGACCAACGCGAACATCGCTTTCAGTAACTACTCAGCGACGTTCTACACGCTGGCGGTCATCCACGATGCGGCCAACCAGTGGCTTCGCCAGACTGGCGGCACGGGTGAGCGTCTGATCCGCGAGCGTGGCGCACAGGCCATCGCAAGCGGCGAGGCGTACTACATCCTGCAGGGTTCGGGCACGAGCGAGCCGAAGGGTCTGCTGACCTCGATCGGCGGCTCGGGCACGTTCGTGACCACGCACTCATCGCCGAGCATGTCGACGATCGCGGGCAACTTCGCCACGGCAATCGCCAATGCGTCGGCTGCCATCGCCGGACGCAACCGCACGGCCACGGGCGTCGTGATGAACAGCTCGGACTTCTGGCAGTCGCTCGCGGCTGGCGCCGACGCGGCTGGCTTCTACCTCGCACCCGGTGGTGCGAACACGGTTGACGCCACTGGCGCGTTCAGTGACGGCACCTTCGCAATGCGCATCTGGGGCCTGCCCGTCGTGGTCAGCAACCAGATGCCGACCGATTCGCTCGTGGTGGGTGACTTCCGGTCGGCAGACCTGTACATCGGCGAGGACTTGCGAGTCGATACCTCGACCGAGGCTGGAGATCGGTGGGATAAGAACCTCACCGGCTTCCGTTTCGAGGAGGACATCGCCTTCAACGCCGATCCGTATGTGTCGGCCGGCTTTTTCCAACGCATCGTCAATGTGATGCCCTAGTCACTCGGGTTGAGTGAACGACTGGCCGCCGTAAGCGGCCGACGATCCCCTAGCTGGAGGACGGAATGGCAGAGAAGAAGGCCAAGGCAGAGGCTCCCAAGGAGGAGCCCAAGGAGCAGAAGATCGACAACTCCGGCCTCGAAGAGCTGGTCGGCCAGTCGATCGACGATCGCATGGCGGCGCTGCTCAAGGACCACAAGAAGATGGGCGCCCGTTGATCGAGGAGCCAATATGGCGCCAGTTCGGCATGGTCACGATGGGTACTCGTCCCTCGACGGTGGACCACGACGTGTGCTACTCGTCGATCGTCGAGGACGAGTACCACGTGCGCCAGTGGGACCCGTTCGGCGGCTGGGCGATTGACATCGGCGCCCACGTCGGAGCAGTCACATGCGCCCTCGCGTACCAGAACCCCGACCTGCGCATCGTCGCCGTGGAGATCGTGCCCGAGAACGTCCAGATGATGAAGGACAACCTGGAGCGCAACGGCTTTGCCGACCGCGTGCACATTCTCACCGAGGCGGCGGGCGGCCCGGATGAGATCAGCCGGACGTGCTTCATGCGCCATCGCTCGCACCCGAAAGCATCGACCGCCTATGTCAACAAGCACCGCTTCATCGGCAACTCGTTCTGGGACACGGCCGTCGGTGGCGCGTTCGACTCCGAGGCGGTGGACATCCCGACGATCAGCCTGTCGGGCATCATGGAGCGCTACGGCATTGACGAGGTCGAGTTCCTCAAGATCGACGCCGAGGGCGCGGAGTGGGCGTTCCTGCTCGATCATGCCGTCGCCCGTGTGAAGTACATCATTGGCGAGTACCACTGGGACTATCGCGGCCAGGGCGACGCCGCGCGGCACGTTGCCGGTGCACAGGCGCACGAGCGGCAGGAGTTCGCGCAGGAGGAGCTCTTCGCCCTGCTCGGCGATACGCACCACCTGACCGTGGCCGAGCACCCGACCATCGGCCACTTCGAGGCGCTGCTCCGGTGAGGACCGCCGCACTCCTGCCGACCGTGGGCAACCCGCACGTCGCGGCCTACTGGACCAACGCCTACCGCAACGTGTGGCAGGGCCGCGTGGACGACCTGCTCGTGCTCGTCAACGGCGACGGATCGGCCGCTCCGACGTTCGAGGCGGTCGGTGCGAAGGTCGCCGTGATGCACGGGCGCATGGGCCACGGCGAGGCGCTGCGCGTGCTCGTGGACGCCTGCGAGGCCGACGTGGTGATGCTCGTCGAGGAGGACGCCTGGGTGCGCGACGGCGAGGCCATCACGGCACGCCTCGACGACGTGGCGGCCACGGGCGCGGTCATCGGTTGCCCGCGTGGCGGCATGGACCCGGCCATCGCCGAGGCGGCGACCGCCAAGTGGGGCGAGGTCAAGGGTGATCGCGGCTCGGACGGGCATGGCTTGTGGCCATGCTTCTTGTTCGCCCGCAGCGATGACCTGCGCCGCTGCCAGACCTTCGCCTCGACGACGTGGTACGCAGGCGACACCGTGCCGGGGCTGGGATGGACGGTACCCGCCGACATGATGACCGACACCATGACCGCCGCCGCGTTCGAGCTGCGCGAGCGCGACCTGATCCGCGTTGACGAGTGCGCCAACTACAAGGAGATGTGGCAGAAGGAGTGCACCGGCGATGAGCCGTGGTTGCACGCGGGCGGCCTGTCGAACGAGCTCGTGAGCAGGTCCGACATCGGCATGGACAACCTCGAAGGGCAAGACTGGGCGCACCGCATCTGGTGGCTGCGCCGCATGGGCGTGGATGCCGCACGCCTGGATGCCTTCTGCGAGCACGCCGCGATCGACGATCGCTGGTGGGACGGCCGGCTCGAGCCGTGGGTGACGTGGGAATGAGGGCCGCGCTGCTGCCGGCCGGGGCCGACCCGTTCCTCGTCGAGTACTGGCTGCGCCATGCGGCGACGTGGCAGGACCAGGTCGACGAGTTGCGCGTCCACGTCTACGGCGTGCGCGATCGCGCCGTCAGGAAGTACCTGCGCTCGCTCGTGCGTGGCAACGTCGTCATGCGCATCTTCTCCGATCGCGTGGATCATGGCCGTGCCATCGAGCGGCTGGTGCGCGAGACAGGCGCCGACACGGTGATGCTGTGCGAGGACGACGCCTTCGTGCGCCGGCCCGCCATCATCGACGAGATGTTCCGGCTGATCGAGGACCGCAGCGTGGACCTCGTGGGCTGCCCGCGCGGCTCGGCCTCGCCCGAGCTGATCCTGTATGCCAACTCCGCGCTCGGCGAGCAGCGTGCCGACAACGGCGAGGAAGGGCCGCTCTTCTGGCCGTGCTTCCTCTTCGCGTGGCGCTCCGACCTGCTACGGACCTCGATGCGCTTCGGTGCCCATGCGTGGGACGTGAACGAGCGCATCACAGGCACGGCACGGCTCGCGTCCGAGGTCCAAGCCGCCGACACTTTCGGCCTCGCCTCGCTGGAGCTGCGCGAGCTGGGCCTGCGCGTCCGGATCATGCCCCAGTACCGCGCCCGCCCGGACATGGCGAACTGGCAGAACGCGCCGTGGTTCCACGTCGGCTCGCTCTCGGCGGGCTACGGCATGTATCTCGTGGGCGACCAGGAGTCACTCGATTCCATGTACGCCTCCATTCGCGACGACCTCTTCGACTGGGACAAGCGCATGGCGTGGTGGCAGCGCGTGACCGACGAGGGCGATGGCCTGCCGCACAAGCGCGAGGAATATCGAGCCGCCATCGCCGCCTTCATGGCCGGCACAGGGCAAAGCCAGGCGAATGTGGACACCTGGCGGCGCAGCTTCGACGGGCTGATCTCGTGGACGTGATCGTGGCCTGGCCGCGCACCTGCGACTACCCGTTGTTCCGCGCCTTCCTGGCGGCGGAGATGGACCGCTTCGAGCGCGTGATCGTGGTGCTCACGGCGCACGACGGGACCGATTACGGGACGTGGCTCCGCCAGACGCTGCACGAGATGGGCGTCCACGTCCTCGACTCGCCAGACGGCCCCGACTGGCGCGATGCCGCCGTGCGCCACGCCCTCACCCACTCCGACGCCGAATGGGTCTGGTTCACCGAGCAGGACTTCCTCGTCCGCGACGGCTTCTGGGACGCCATGAACGACGCGATGGCCGATCGGGTGGTGCTGGGCTTCCTAGAAGGCGATCGGTGGCACCCGGCCTCGCTGCTGGTGCGGCGCGAGTCGATCGATGCCACCTCGCGCTACTTCGGCCCTGATCCGGTCGACCACTTCTGGACGTTCGGCCGCGAGCTGGAGGCGATCGCCACCGTCCGCGAGCTGCCCCACGGCTCATACGAGCATCTGCGCGGCACGACGCAGAACCACTACCTGATCGACCAGCATCGCAACGACGGCGTGTTCCGGCGCGACCGCTTCCGCGATTACCTGCGCGACTGCCTCGCCGCGGGCGTGGTCCTGCACCCCAACTGGGCTGACACCGCCCGGCGGGAGATTGCGGCATGACCTGTCAGCAGCCGTCCTTCCGCGACCCGCTGCGCCTGTGCGGGCAGCGTTCATACGGAGAGGTATCGCCCGGCAGCGTCTGGTCGACCGCCTGCTACTACCACTACGGCCGTGCACGGCGCAGGGGCTGGCTGGTGAAGAAGTGAAGATCGTCTACATGGGCGCTCACTCCATCCTCGAATACGACGAGGTGCGCCTCTTCCACGAGCTCGGCCACGAGGTGTTCAGCATCGGCGCGTACATCCATCCGTCACGCCCGCTCGACGACCATCGCCCGCCGCTGCCGCAGGTGCCCGAGGTGCCGGAGTGTATCGCCGCCGTGGACGCTCTTGGCCAGCAAGGCCACGCCGACACGTTGATGGCGACCAAGGACATGGGCCTGCCCGATGTCATCCTGGACTGGGCGGAGGTCATCATCTGCTCCGCGCTCGAGCACCGCTGGGTCGTCCCGAACTGGGACCGCCTCCGACATAAGCGCGTCGTGTGGCGGACCATCGGCCAGTCGGGCGACCGCAACGAGGCGATGATGGCGCCGCTCCGGCGTGACGGCCTGCAGATCGTCCGCTATTCACCGAAGGAACGGAACATTCCGGGCTATGCAGGAGCGGATGCATTGATCCGCTTCTACAAGGATCCCGACGAGTACGGCCCGTGGGTCGGCGACCAGAAGGTCGTCACCAACATCAGTCAAAATCTTTATCGGCGCAGCCTGGCCGACGATGGCAAGCTCCAGCCTCCGGGCTGGCAGTGGACCTCGTTCGGCTTCTGGGATGCAGCCACGACCGGCCTGCGACGTGTCCCCGCAGGACCGGGCTCAGAGGCTCATGGCGGCCTCGGGGCGCTGCCCTACGACAAGATGCGCCTCTGGCTGACAAACGCCCGCGCCTATCTTGCGACCGGCACCCAGCCGGCGAGCTACGTCCTGAACTTCGTCGAGGCCATGATGTCGGGCATGCCCACGGTGAGCATCGGCCCGTCGTGGTACCGCATTCTGCCCTACGGCTCCGAGCTGCTGGAGATGCACGAGCTCGCGCCGATCGCCACCGAGGACGCGGAGGTGGCATACGACTACCTAAAGCGCATCCTGCACGACGATGCCTACGCGCAGCGTGTCAGCGAGGCCAGCCGGTTCCTCGCGTTGGAGCACTTCGCCATGGACAAGGTCGCGGAGCAGTGGGACGACTTCCTCGCCGGGCGCACCGTCGCGCCAAAGCTCGAGGCGGTGGCCGCGTGAGAGTCCTGATCGACGTTCACCACTCTGACCTCATGGAGTCGCTGCACCGCCTGTTCGGGGACCGCCTCGGCCTGGAGGTCCACGTTCCCTACGGCCTCGACTGGAAGGCCGAGGGCTACTGGAACTTCGGCTGGCAGTACACCGACGGCGGCGAGGGCGTGGCCCGCCAGTTCCTGCTCATGCCCGAGATTGACGAGCTGCAGCCGCTCCGCCGGCGACGGCTTACCACGCTCGCGGAGGCGCGCGAGATGGACGACTGGGCGCTGGTCATCTGCTCGGTGCCTGACAACGAGTTCGGCTACTCTCGCTTCGCCAGCGAGAAGGGCGCGCGCTACGCCGTCCAGGTCGGCAATGCCAACCAGCCGGTGAACCGCTCGCTCGACCCGTTCATCCTCGATGCCACGGGGCAATATCCGGGCGGTGTCGCGTTCACGCCCGAGTTCGACATCAGCGGCACGTTCGCCCACATACCGCCGTTCCTGCGCACGCGCACGGCGTCGTCATTCGTCAACCTCTTCCCGGCCCTGCCGTGCTTCCCGGCCATGGAACAGGTGGACGAGGCCCTCACTGCGTGCGACGCGGACGAGTGGATGTTCTACGTCTACGGCCACAACGGGCCGTCCGGCTTCGTCAAGCCGACGGCGAAGATCGCGCAGTGGATGTACCGCTCGGCCTTCGGCTGGCACGACAAGGTCACGGGCGACGGCTTCGGCTACGTCATCCACTACTGGGCCAGCGTCGGACGGCCCATCATCGGCCATGCCTCGCACTACGCCGGGCAGGTTGCCGCCGACCTGTGGGAGGACGGCGTGACGTGCATCGACCTTGATCGCCACTCCACCGAAGAGGTGGCACGGCTGATGAACGAGATCATGGACGATTCCAACCGCCACGCAGAGATGAGCGCCACCATCGCGCAGCGCGTGCGAGAGCGCATCGACTTTGCGGCCGATGCCGAGCGCGTAGCGGATGCCCTCGGGCTGCTGGTGCCCGCATGAGGATCCTGTGGTTCGGCGATCTTGCTCAGACCGGCTTCGGCACGGTCACGTCGGATGTGGGCCGCGCGCTCGTGGCGCTCGGCGCCGACGTGCGCTTCGTGTCGCAGAACGAGATCGGGCCCGACCTGCCCGAGCCGTTCCACAGCAGGACCGTGGACGCAACCTCGCTCATCACCAGCGAGGGCGGCGTCGAGGGCGTGGCGACGTTCGTGCCCGACCTTATCCACGGGCGGTCCACCGTGTCGCTGACCAACGGCGAGCCGTGGGGCGACTGGAAGCCCGAGGCCGTGTTCCTGCTAGGCGATTTCGCGGGGATGCGCATCTTTGCTACGCCATACCTGGACGCCTTCCGGCAGGTGCCGACGTTCCACTATGCGCCGATCGAGGGCGTCGGGTTGCCGCCGCGCTGGGCCGAGCTGTGGCGCGTCATCAAGCCCATCGCGATGAGCGAGTTCGGACGGGAACAGATCGCCAAGGTCGTCGGCTACGCACCGCCGCTCGTGTATCACGGCGTTGACACTGACACGTTCCACCCGGTCAGCCCGTCGACCCCGATCGTCATCGAGACGGCGGAGCGAACGTTCACGCTGACCAGCAAGGCGGCGTGCAAGGCATTCTTCGGCGGCGATCCGCGCCAGACGTGGGTCCTGCGCACCGATCGCCACATGCCGCGCAAGCTGTACAACGCCCTGCTGCGCTCGATGACGCCCGTTCTGGCCGAGCGTCCCGACGTGCGCCTCGTGCTGCATTGCCAGCCGCACGACCAGGGCGGCTTTCTGCCCGACTCGATCTCGAAGATGCCCGAGTCGGTGCAGGACCAGGTGATCCTCACCCAGCGCGGCGGCGTGTTCCCGCGCGATGCGCTCGTGGCCCTCTACAACGCGGCCGACCTGTACGTGTCACCGAGCGCGGAGGGCTTCGGCCTGACCATCGCCGAGGCGGTTGCCTGTGGCATACCCGCCGTCGGCCTTGACTACTCGTCCGTCCCCGAGGTGATCGGCCCGGCAGGCCGCGTCGTGCCGGTCGCGCACCTCACCGACAACGAGTACGACCATCACTGGGCCGTTCCCGATGAGGATGCGTTCAGTAGGGCCGTGGCCTACCTGCTCGACCATCCCCATCGGCGTATCGACCTCGGGCGGCATGGCCCCAGTCATGTCGCCCAATCCTTCCGCTGGGACGTTGCCGCCGAGCAGTTCCTAACGTTAGCATTACAAGAGCCGGGCGTGCCCGTGCGCGAGCTGGTGGCCGCATGAGCTGGACGACACTGCCGGTATCAGAGGCGGACGTGCGTGCCTATCTCGATGTGTCAGGCACCACGGGCACCTACTCAACGGCGCTGATCGCGTCGAACATCCGCGCTGCGGCGTCCTTCCTGGAGAAGGCCACGGGCCGTCAGTTCGAGGCACAGACTGGCGTGACCAAGACGTTCACCAGCAACGGCGCCGCAGCGGTTGCCATACCCGATGCGCGGACGATCACGAGCGTCACGATGCAGGGGGCGGCGCTCGATCTTGACGAGTCGTACTGGGAGATCGAAGACGACCGGGGTGCGATCACGACCATCCAGCTCCGGCCCTATGGCACGGGCCGTTATCCGCACTGGCTTGCCAATCCCGACTGGTACGATCGCAACCTCGACCGCTACGGCTGGTACACGTCGCTGCCCAATGACCTCGTCATCGTGGGCGACTTCGGGTACAGCCCGCTGCCGCATGACTTCCTGCTCGCCGTCAAGGCGCTGGCCGGCTGGTACACGCGCCGGCCGGCGTCGCTTCTGGGCAACACGCTGCTGACGCCGGAGGGCAACCAGATCGACTACTCGCAGCTGCCCGTCGAGGTCCAGACGTTCATCGCCAACTGGGCGCACGCGGGCAACCAGATGGTGGCCGTCTGATGGCCCGGCGCCACGACTGCATCACCGACCCGATGGCCCGCCGCTACTGGCGCGAGTACCGCCGCGAGGTGAAGCGCGGCAACCCGCTCGGCCTGTCGTTCACCGAGTACGTGGCCCAGAAGGTCATCGCCACCGGGCTACAGACCGTCTACACGATGGCGTCCGACGCACCGTGGGACGTGGCCTCGTGTGGCCACAACCATCCGTGGGGCGAGTCGTGCGGGAGCTACACCAGCACATGAGCGACATCGAAGGCATGGATGATCTTGCCAAGCGGCTCGAGGCGATCGGCGACCATCGCCAGTTCCTCGGTCGCATCGGCCTGCTCGCGGTGTCCTACGCCAAGGAAACCGTCCCGCGCAGGACGGGCAACCTTGGGCGCACCATCCGCCTCGGGCGGGTCACCGAATCGGACGCCGAGATACTGGCCGGCGGGCAGCAGGGTGTCGGTTACGCCCGCCACGTCGAGTTCGGGACGCGCCCGCACGTCATCGTGCCGCGCAATCGCAGGGCGCTCGCCTGGGGCGGCGCACGGCGGCTGTCGGGCAACCTGCGCGCGGGCGCGGCGGCCACGGTGTTCGCCACGCGCGTCGACCATCCGGGCACGCGGCCCAATCCGTACCTGCGCCCTGCCGCCGAGCGTGCCGTCCGCGAGACCGGCGTTGACCAGATCGTGAAAGCCTGGAACGAGGCGGCGTGATGGGCTTCCGGTCCGAGGTGCGCGACGGCTTCCTCATCAGCCTGACCGCGTTCCAGGCGGCCAACCCGACGCTCGTGGATGGCGTCTACAAGGCGCGTCCGCCGTCGATCGCGGAACGGTCGAGCGTGTTCGTCGGCGGCATCTCGGAGTCATACGTCCACCTGGCCGGTGTCCGGCAGCGCACGGCCGAGGTGGAGATCGTCTATACGCGTCACCTGGGCGACAACGAGGAGACGAGCGACGTGCTCGAGGACGGCGCGGACGCGCTGCTCGATTGGCTCACGCTGAACTACCACCTGACGGGCGCCGGCACCGTGCAGGAGCCGCAGCGTTCCACGCCGATCGAACTGAATGAGGGCGGGGTGATCGTTCCCGCCATCGCCATTACCACGCGTGCTACCAAGCAGGAGCCGCGATTTTGAGAAGGGCGTGCCCTTCGCCATCTTCTAACGAGTGCCGATACAAGGCTTTGTAAGGCACCGCCGGCATGGCTTTGGGAAGCAGAGCGTCTTTGGCACGGCGGTGACGACGACTCGGGCGATGCCGTGGCGCGGCGTGCCCGAGATCGAACCCAACTGGACCATGAACGATACGGCAGACACGGGCTCAATCGACCCGATGCTGACCAAGTACCGCACCGCGCTCGACGTGACCGTCCCCTTCACTGGGGCGCTGGACTACGAGAGCGCGGCCACAGTGTTCGCGGCAGGGCTACGCGGCGGGGTGGCGCCCACGGGTGGCACGGCCAAGACGTGGACCTTCTCCGGGCTGTCAACGACGGCCACGACGTTCGACTACTTCACCGATGAGTTCACCGACGACGTGACGGCGGACGGCATCCGCGTGCGCGATCTCATCCTGGAGAACTTCGAGCTGTCCTTCGCCGATGACCTCGGCCCGTGGCAGTTCGCGGGCGGCGGCGTCGGCTCGACGGTGGACACCCACGTGACCGCCACCAGCCTGACGGTTGGCTCCAACCTGCCGCTCATCTTCGGTGCCGACACGCAGCTCTTCATCGACGACACGGCGGGCTCGATCGGCGGCACGCAGATCAGCGACTCGCTCCACTCCATGAACATCCGCGTTGAGCACGAGGTTGACCGCAAGCGGTTCGCCAATGGCTCCAACAGCCGCTTTGCCCTCGCGGGCTACGGCATCAGCGGACGGACCATCACCGCCTCGTTCACCTTCGCCAAGGTGGACGCCATCACTGGCGCCCTGAACAGCGAAACGGTCGACTGGCTCAACGCCGACCCGGTCAACCGCTTCGTCCAGGTGAAGGCCACAAGCGCGACGATGATCCCCGGCACGGCCACGCCGTACTCGTTGACCCTCAACCTGCCGCTGACGTGGCGGACGCGATCGGACGGCGAGCTCGGCGGCAACACGACGGTGACGCTCGAAGGCATGGGTCGGTATGACTCGGTCCTCGGCTATCCGATCCGGGCCATCGTTATCAACTCCCGCGCAGACGTTCCGTAATGGGCTGGTTCGTTACTGACGAACGGGTTCCCCTCGAGGGTCTGGAGTGCCGGTGCGCCGGCACTCCTCACCCCGACGGCGACACCGTCTGGTTGCGCTCGGAGCTGCCGCCCGATGGCGGCTTTGCTGCGCTGCGCCTCATTGGCGGCGACCCCGATACCCTGTCCGAGAAGATCGGCCGCGTATACCTCCAGTACGGCGTCGTGGACTGGACGTTCCTCGACGACGACGGCAAGCCCGTGCCATGCACGCCGGAAACAATTGCCCGTCTGTCATGGGACGCCGCCTTCCCGATCGCCGAGAAGGCCGACGACGTTTATCAGGAGTCACTTCTGCGCCCTTTAGTGGTGAAGGCGTCGAGGTCCTCGCGCAATGGTCACACCGCCGCGTCGACATCTCGATCGTCGAGGGCCTCGCGCACAGCGAAGGCGCGGTGAAGGCGATCCACGACCGCTATTACTCGACGCCGCCAGCGACGTTCACCGAGCTGCGCTGGCGGTTTCAACACATTGCCGAGGAGGAGATCGGCAAACACATGCGCAATCAGCAGGCGTCCGACGACGCTGCCTTCGCGCAAGCTATGACGAGAGCGCGCAATGCTGGCTGAAACAGCACAACTACTGATCCGGCTCCTCATGAAGGATGAGGTGACGCCGACGGCCAAGAACGTCAGCACGTCTCTCCAAAAGTTGGGCGGCCAGATCAGCAAAGTCGGCACGGATCTCACCAAAGGTCTGACCGTGCCGTTGGTTGGTGCTGGCGTCGTCGCCTTCAAGTTCGCGTCCGACCTGGAAGAAGCCAGCAGCAAGGCCGCCACCGTCTACGGTGACGCGGCGGACGAGATCGTCCGGGCCTCCGAGAGCATGAACGACTCCTGGGCTCAGGCCGACTTCCTCGACACGGCGGGCACGTTCGGCGCGCTGCTCACCAACATGGGCTTCGTCGAGGAAGAAGCTGCCGACCTGTCGTTGTCGTGGATGGGCCTTGCGCAGGATATGGCCTCGTTCCACAACGTCGCGGGCGGCGCGCCCGAAGTCATGGAGGCGATCCAGTCCGCACTCGCGGGCGAGTTCGAGCCGCTCAAGCGGTACGGCGTCCTGCTCAACGAAACGACCGTCCAGCAGAAGGCAATGGAGATGGGCCTGTGGGACGGCGTGGGCGTGCTGGATGCTCACACCCGTGCGCTCGTCGTCAACCAGGAGATATTCCGCCAGCAGCCGAAGGTGATCGGCGACTACGAGCGCACCGCAGACGGCGCCGCAAACTCCACCCGCGAGTTGATGGCGAACTTCAAGGACACCGCCGCCGCGCTCGGCAAGGAACTCCTGCCACTCGGGACGGAGTTGCTCAAGACGGTGAACAGCTGGGTCAAGGGCTTCAAGAACCTTTCGCCCGAGATGAAGACGCTCATCGTTCAGATCGGCGCCGCCGCTGCTGCCGCCGGGCCGTTGTTGATTGTCGTCGGCAAGTTGACGAGCGGCCTCGGTGCGTTCCTGGCCGTCGGCAGCAAGATGGCCGGCGTGGTGCTCGATCTCATCGCGCGGTGGACCGCCTCAACAGCTGCCATCACGGCTGACACCATTGCCACTGATAAGAACACCCTGTCGAAGAAGGCCAACGCAGTCTCCCTAACGGGACTCGGCGCAGCCCTCGGCGTTGTCGGCGCTCTCACTGCGGTCGGGCTTGAGCTCTCGCACCAGCAGGCCGTCGAGGCCAACAACGCCGCCACGGCCGTCGACAACCTGAACATCACGACCGAGGAGCAGGCGCGCCAGCTACTCGCGGCGGCCGATGCGATGGACGCCTCACTCAATGCGACGAAGTTCCTGGGCATCATCGACACCGAGGCCACCGCCGCACAGCGCGCACTCGCCGAGCAGGCCCGCGAGACGGCCAACGCCTTCCTCAACTCGCAGGTCCCCGCGCTCCAGCGGTCAGAGGCGGTATGGACCGACTACGCGGCGGCGACGCGGAAGGTAGCTCCAGCGATCGAGGCAGTGGTGCCGAACGTCCACAACGCCGCCCGCGCCCTGACGCGTGCCGTCATCGAGGGGCTGGAGCCGCTGCCCGGCGAGGCGGCCAGCATCGGGCAACGGATACCGAACAACCTCGCGGGCAATATCCGCGACGGCGTGGGCTTCGTCGAGAACGTCATGGCCGACCTGACCTACGCCATCAAGCACCCGATGGCCGTGGCCCGCCAAGTAGCGGAGATTGAAGGCGCGCTCACCGGCAAGAAGCTCGGCCAAGGATTGCAATCCACGAACCCGTTCATCCGCACGGTGGCCGAGCAGCAGCAACGACTCCTGCTCGACCGCTATAAGGAACTCACGGGCCAGTCCTACACGGCGGGCAGAAACGCTGGCAGCAACCACGCCGAGGGCACGAAGGACGGGCTGAGCCAAGGGCGCGACGAGGTAGTCGGCGCTGCACGCACGAACCTGAACAAGATCAACAGCCTGCCGTGGTACGCGGGTGGCAAGAACGCCGGCGATGCGTGGCAGGCCGGTCTGATAAGCGGCCTGCGCGGGTCGGTGCAGGTTGTCCAGGGCGTGCTAAACAAGCTGCGCGCCAACCTCATCGGCCTGTCACCGCCGAAGGAAGGGCCGCTGCGCGACATCGACAAGGGTGGTTTTAACATCGGCCGCGCCTGGATCGAGAACCTAAACAAGGGCATGACCGGTAACCTGCCAGCGCTGACAGCAGCCGGTGGCTCACTCACGCCGCCATTCAGCACCGGCATGGCGCACGCCGCCGCGCCTGCGCTGGCACACTCGGCGGCGTTCACCGGCCGCGTCACGGACAACCGGCCGATGACCGTAGCCGTGTCGGTCAGCCTGACGAGCCGCGAGGTATCCGAGCAGCAGCGTCACTGGCTCGCAGTCCAGCGGAGCGACCTGGCCTTCCGATGAGTCGGACCATCACCGTCAATAGCGTTGACCTGACCGACAAGATCAGGCTGGAATCGTTCTCGTTCGTGGAGGCTGCCAACCGGGGCGAGGTGGGCACCGGCGGTTTCGACCTGCACGACTCCAACGCCTCGGTCACACTGCCCGCGCTCAAGTCGGTCACGGTTGCCGAGTCAGCGGCGACGGGCAACACGCGCCTGTTCACCGGCTTCACTCACGACCGGGCGACGCAACGCGGCATCAACAAGGTCGCGTCGGCGCGGGAGTGGGCGGTCGAGATGACCGATCTGAACGTCCTCGCCACCGATTACGTGCTGGCCCGGGACGAGGGTGCGGAGCGGCCGGAGGAGACCGACTACGCGCGCATCACCTGGCTGCTGACCACGCGCTTCGGTGACGTGGTGGCGGCCGGTGTCGTGCCGAACACGAACACGGTCACGCTCGAGCCGACCAGCTACATCGGGCGCAATCCCGCCGACGTGCTGGCCGAGGCATCCGAAGCCGCGGGCAAGCTCTGGTTCGTCTACGACTACGGTGCGGGCGAGCTGCTCTACTACGACCTCGCCACCGGAACATCGCTCTCGTCAAGCGCGTCGATCAGCGACGTGGCGGCAGACGTGAACTCGTCCACGGTCTGGGCGCCGCAGGGCGCGCCGCGCGTCAAACGCTCGCCCGACCGCATCTTCTCGGCGGTCTACCTGCAGTACAAGAACGGCACGGTGTACGTCGAGGACTCGGGCACCGAGGGCACCTACCGCACGCGCGAGGCGACCATCAGCGACGCCTCGATCGCCACACAGAGCCTCGCTACGACCAAGGCGCAGGCGTTCCTCGACGGAGCGGCCAACGAGATACTGGAGATCGAGGGCCTGGCGGTCCGATTGCCTGCGGCGAACGTCAACGACATCCGTGCCGGCCAGCGTGTGCAGATCAAGCTCACCCGCCATGGCATCAGCAGCTACACCTACTACCGCGTGACGCGGCGCATCGTCGAGCCGCTGGGTGGTCAGGGCGGTGCGTCTGACGTGGAATACCTCGTCAGCCTGACGCTCCTCTCCGACGTGCTGGCAGCGGCCATCGGCGGGCGTGGCGATGACGTGATCGACTACGGTGAGGACGGTGACGGGACGGCTGGCTGTGGCCGTTCCGTGGCGCTGCTGCCGTCGGGCATGGACTCTGAGCTGTCGCTGGAGTCAGGCGGCGGCGAGCAGATCTACGCCCACGATCCAGATGCCGAGCTGTTGGCAAAGTACAACCTGGACCTGAGCACACGGGTCTGGTCGGTCACGGCATCGGGCGGCGTGCCCTACGTCACGCACCAGCCGGGGACGTGGGTGCCAGCCAACTTCGGCGACAAGGCATACCGCCGCGACACCGGCGCCGAGGAATGGGACATAACCGGCAGCATCACCGCCATCGCTGCGCAAACTCAGGACGTGCGTCACTTCTGGGTGACGTCGGGCGGCGCGGCGAGCTGGAGCAGCGAGAACGCCAACATCAGCACCGCACACCTCAACGACATTGCTACCGACGGCGCGGGCAACTGGGGCGCGGTTGGTTCCTCGGGCTACCTGTCCTACTCGACTGACGATGGCGCGACGTGGACGGGCACGCAGGTATTCAGCACCAATACCATGCGCGGCATCGCCTACGGCAACGGCTATTGGGTAGCAGTCGGCACGACCAATACGGCCTACCGGCTGTACACCGCCACCAGCCTGTCGGGCTCGTGGACCTCGCGCACCATCAGCGGCCTCAACGCCAACGCCGACGACTCCCTCACGTCCGTGGCCTACGGCAACTCGATCTGGGTGGCGGTCGGCGACGGCCACGCTCCGGGCGTCTACGCCATCGCCACGACCGGCTCCGACCCGACGACAGGCTGGACGGCGCGCACGGTGACAGACGCAGCCGGGCACACGCAAGCCGACCCGACGTTCGGGCCGGACATGGACGTGGCCTACGGCAACGGGCGTTTCGTGGTGGTCGGCGGCGACGACATCGCCACCAGCACCAACGGCACAACCTGGACCAACTACGGCGAGATCGCCAACGGCGGTGGCGACGACGGCGGTGTCCTGTCGAGCATGGTGTCCGTCACCTATGGCGCGGGAGTGTGGCTCGTCTCGGGATCGTCCAACTCGACTGTCGTGTCGGGCAATCCGGTAACGGGCGTGATGTACAACGACGACGTGACCGATATGTTCGGCTGGACCGGCATCAACCCGTTCAGCGGCAGTGCACCTTATGACATCGAGTACGGGGATCAGTTCATGGCGATCGTCGGCGACGGGACGATCTTTGCCAGCGCAACGGGCACGTCGGGCTGGGCCAACGACGACAGCAGCTTCTTCACGGCAACGCCCTTCTTCCCGTTCGAGTTCACGGGCGGCATCGCCTACGGTGACGGCGTGTGGGCAGCGGGCGGCGACACCGCCGACGCGGGGCCGCTCATCGTCCGAACTGGCGGCCCCGTGCTCCAGGTGCGCGACTCCGAGGACGGCAGCCTCATAACCGAGACTTCTCTGAGCTCGGAGGGGACATCGATGCGGCGCTCGGCGTCGGGCCAGTTCGCAATGGTCCAGCAGGGCAGCAACACGCTGCTCCGCTTCAACCGCAGCGCTGTGCTCCAGGACACGGTGACCATCACCGGCTTCTTCGACCCGAACAACAAGGACTGGGCGGTCGACGACGCCTACTACGTCTACAAGCTGGGCAGCAACACCCTCGTCCGCTACGACCCGTCGGGTGTCCAGCTGTGGAGCGCCAACCTCAACTCGCGCCACGACTACCGCTTCCCGTCGCTCGTCACCACGGGCAACGGCAACCAGGTCGTGGTCACCGACTTCGTGCGCGTGGTCGGCTACATCGGGGAGGCCGACTGGGACGACGACCCGTCGGAGGCCGTGCTGTTGACCATCGCCAAGACGACGGGCGACACAAAGATCATCCAGAGGTTCGGAGGTGATGCCGACGACTCGGCACAGGCTGAGGCTGTGCATCACCATGCCTCGGGCTGTGTCTACATCGCCGGTGCGGCGGTCGGCACCGAGTTCGAGGGCGAGTCCCTATCGGGCACGCGGGGCTGGATCCTGCGCGTCGGGCAGGACAACATCACCGACACCGCCGGCGAGAGCATTTACGGCGTCGTGTTCCCGTCCCTGTCGTCCGACCCCGCTTCCGGCGACAGCACCGACGGGCAGGTCTACTACAACACCACCACCGACAAGCTGCGCGTCCGTGCCAACGGGACGTGGGTCGACCTGCACTAACCGCACCCTCGCCCGCGACGAGTCGAAGACGAGCCTCATGAAGTGAAGGATGCCCGCGCCTCCTCGATCTTCCTTGACGCCGCCGACCAATGGCGCTGCAGCGTCGGCTGGATCGATTCGGTATCGCAGTCGGTGTCGCTGATGCAGTCGGACCACTCGTTGTTGGCCGTGATGTACTGGTTGTAGGCGTCCTCGAGGATCACTGCGACCGCGAGGCAGGACGCCTCGGCCGACAGCTCGTCGATGTCCAGGCGGTTGTATTCAACCGCGATGTCGCCCATGCGCTCGCCGTACTGGACCTTTGTGAGACCGACGTCGAGGCGCCCGTCCAACTCTTCGAGGGCTTCGAGCACCGGCTCGAGCTGCTCCGCGCACGCCTCGCTGATCGTCGGGGCCGGCGTCGGCGTTGGCGGTGGCGGTGGTGTGGGTGAGCCGGTCGCGCCTCCGCAGGCAATGAGCAGCAGCGACAACAGGACTATCCGTGTCATTGCATCCTCCGTGGTAGATTGCCCGCCGCCTGGTGCGCACAGGTGGCACAACCCCTCATTACCTTCATGACCGTGACTGATCCCTGCGACCGAGAAGCCATTGAAGCCGCCTTCATCGCTGCCGTATACGAGGCCGCGTACCAGCGGGCTCGACAGCTGGCGGGTCGCTGTCCTGTTCCTCGGGTAGCTCCGCGACAGCTTGCGCTCTTGCGATCGCTGCAACTACAAGCGGGCCAATCTCCGCCGACCCAGCCTCTCCGCGAAGTGCTCGAAGAGCTTCTGCCAAGAGCCCCGATTGGAGCTCTGCTGCTCGTGTTAGGGCTCGGATAGCGCCGACCAGCTCATCGGACTGATCGTCCGCCTCTGAGGGCGCGGTTGCGCCCAGGAACGCCTCGATCGCGGCCCTGCGCTCCGGTGACGGGCGGCGGCTGCCCGATTCGTACTCCGCCCACTCCGACATGCTGATCGTGCCGTAGCCGGCGCGCTCGAGCGCCTCGGTCGCCTTCCCGACGTTGCGATAGCGGGCCAACCGCTCCCGACGCAGCCATGCGCCGAAGGCGCCCCTCTCCGTATCCGACTTCACTAGGGCTCACGTTACGCCCTGGTCGTGCGACTTCTGGCGATTTCGCAGCGTGCTCGCGTGCGATACAGATGCGATGTCGCTGCGACTACTTGACACATCGGCCACATAGGGCTACGCTGCGCCGCATGAGTACGCAGAAGTCAACGGGAATGTCTGACATCTCGACTTCTCTTACGCTCGAGGAAGCGGCCGCATACCTGGCCGTTCACCCCGAGACCATTCGTCGTTGGATCGTGGGGGGTCACCTTCCCGCCAGGAAGGTCGGGCTGCGCGGCGTCTATCGCATCACGCGCGCCGACCTGGACGGGATGGTCCGGGCCGCGTGACGTGCTCCGCGTCCAGTCACCCGTCCGTCATCGACGTGAGACATCCGTGGAAGCCGACCTCCGCGTAGAGCTCAACAGCCTCCGTGCCGACGTGTACGGCGGGTGCGCCCTGCTCGAAGCGCGGCTCAACGCGCTCATCCCTGCAAGCGCCGAGCTCGGGCCGAGTGCCCTGCAGATGGTCCTGGGCTCGCTGCGCATCGTCGATGTCCTGCAACGGCGGGTGACCGAATGAGTAGCCGTGGCGCGTGGTGGACCGTCTCGTTGCTGGCGAGCCTGGGCTTCTGGATCGTGGCCATCTGGTTCGCCTTCGAGCTGCTGTCGTGAACCGCCAGATGGCCGAGCCCGACCTGCCGCTCGTGGAGTGGCCCGGCGGCGACCTGCTCTACAGCAGCCGCGTGCGCCGCTGGCGCCCGTCAGAGCGCGTCCGCGTCGTCACCGGCTACCTGGTGGTCACCGCCGGGATTCTGGCCGTCCTGCTGTTCCTGGGGGCGCTGGAAGGGCTGATCGGCTAGTCACAGAGGGAGAAAGAGAAGATGAGTTACCGCACAAAGGCCGCGCACGATTTGGTCGACTCGTTCCAGACGCAGTCGGCGATGTTCACCGCGAGGGCGATGCGCGCCGAGGACCCCTACAAGCGTGGCCTCGATCACGGCTATGCGGCCGCGTTCAACCTCGCTGCCGAGTGGGCGACGAAGCAGCTGGCCCAGGTCGAGTCCGAGTCCGCACTGGTGCCCGAGTTTGGCGAGGCCGACATCCACGCTACCGCCAACGCGATCGTGGCTGCGTACTTCGACGACGCCGCGTGATGCTCAAGACCATCGACCCCGCGCGGGTCGGCCTGTCCAAGACGACGATGACGACGCCCTGCGCGCGCAAGGGCTGGTACGGCGAGCACGTCCGCGACTCGGCCGGCGCACGGCTGCGCTTCCCGATGCCCGAGAAGGTCCACTTTGGCTCCGCCGTCGACTCGGCGCATCTTGAGCTCGTGTACGCCGCGTCGGCCGGCAAGGAGCCAGACCTCGAGCTCGCCATCGAGAAGGGCATGGAGAGCGTCAGGGGCGCGGAGATCGAGGACCGCACGACGTTCGAGGTCCAGCTGCGCAACGCCATGACGCTGTTCCTGCGCGACGAGGTGAACGGATTGGCCCGCATCCCGCTCGAGGGCATCCGCTTCCAGGGCGCCAACGGCCAGAGCCTGCGCGCCGATGACGTGATCGGGACGCCCGACTACCTGCTTGGCGACGGCTCCGTGCTCGATGTCAAGACGGCTGCGCGCAAGTACTCAGTCGAGAAGTTCTGGCGCAGCGCCGAGATGCCCGTCTATGCCTATCTCGCGGCAACGGAGCACGGCATCCTGCCGCCGCGCCTCGTCTACCAGGTCTACGTCCGCGTAATCAAGCCCTATTGGGATTGGGTCGAGACGCCCGGGCTGTCAGCCCTCGTGTCGCTCGGCAAGATGCACGCCGCCCACTGGCGGGCGCTGCTCGCGGGCCCGGTCGAGATGGCCGCCTTCGACACGACGTTTTGCTCCGACTGCGGCTTCCGCGATGCCATCCCCGACGTGGGCCATGAGGGCTGCGAGATCGGCCAGACCATTCCTGTCACAGATGGATTGGAGGAAGCTGCATGACCAAGATCAACCTCTACGACCCGACTCCCGCCTCGGAGATAAAGACACGGCAGGGCCCGGGCGGGCGGCTGCTGTCGTACATCGACGCCCGCTTCGTCATGGACCGCCTCGACGCCGCCGTGGGGCCTGCCCGCTGGCAGGACCGCTACGAAGACCGCTCGGACGGTTCCGTCCGTTGCGGCATCGGCATCACCTTCGATGACGTGAACTGGATCTGGAAGTGGGACGCGGGCGACCCGTCCGACATCGAGGCCACCAAGGGCGTCCACTCCGACGCCTTCAAGCGCGCCGGGGTCAAGTGGGGCATCGGCCGCGACCTGTACGGCGAGAAGCCCGCACCGCGCGCCGTGCGTCCCGCGCCGACGCCGATCCGTCCCCAGGAAGAGACGCCGTTCGACGGCGATCCGATGCCCGTATTCGACGGGCTGCTGGTCGACGAATCGGCCTGTCCCGACCACGGCTACAAGTGGCGCCAGAACACCAAGGGCTATTACTGCTCCGGCAAGACGCAGGGCAAGTGGTGCGAGCGCAAGCCGTCGAAGGCATGGATCGCATCGCAAGAGCTGGTGCCGGCGGGATGAGGCGCCGCTGCGCGTGCCTGGATTTCATCCAGGCCAATCCGGCCGACCCGCTCGAGGTTGCCGCTGCCGTCGCCACACACCGCGCGAAGCCGCAGCACCGTGACTGGTGGGCGCGCCAGCAGGTCGAGGACGAGAAGCTGCATATCCCCGTGGCGATCGGCGCGCGGGCATCCATCAGGCGCGTCGCATGAAACACGTCCTCGCCGAGGACCAGCCCATGCCGAGCTGGAAGGGCCACCACTGCTCCTTCATTGCGCGTGACATGGCCCTGGCCATCCCGTGCGACGAGCTGGCCGTGACCGTCGAGCGCGACATCTACGGCGTGGCCACGGGCTGGTGCCGCAATCACCTGCCAGACGTTCACGACAATCGCTTCGGACGGCTGCTGAACAAGCCGAAGTCGAGGGTCGCGTGATCGCCGAGCTCCTGACCGCGACGCCGCAGACGAAGGCCGTGCTGGCCGAGAAGCTGGGCACGACGAGCCGCGAGGTGGAGCTCGAGATCCACGCCGCAAGGCTTCGCGGCGTCCCGATCTATTCCGACCAGGACGGCTATCGCTGGCCACAGAGTGCCGCCGAAGTCAGGGCGTGCGCCGACCGGCTGAACAACCGGGTTGTCAACCAATACCGCGTCGTTCGTGCACTTCGGCGGGCTGCACAGCGCATGGAATCACGTGAACAGATGGAGATTTGGGCCGCATGAGTGCAGCTCGTGACCCTTACGTGAAGGTTTATTACGGCATCGCGGACGATGCGCGTTTCGAGCATGTTTTTGGCAATGATGCCGCGCTTGCATGGTGGCTGCGGCTCCTGCTGATAGCAGATGGCACATGGCCGGCGTCGGCGCATATCCCCGCCGCCTGCAAGCCAAAGGCGCTCCATTCCCTCGTGGAAGCGGGTTTGATCGAGTTGATGGGCAACCATCGCTTCCGTGTCCACGGCATGGACGCCGAGCGGGCGAAGCGCTCCGAGCATGCCTCGCAGGCATCCCGGTCTCGCTGGTCGAGCAATGCTGCGAGCATTCCTGTGAGCAAGCCTCCGAGCAATGCGACGACGACTGCTCCGAGCAATCCTCAAAACATGCCTACGAACTCAGACGAACTAAGACGAACTCAGAAGGCCCCCCCTACCCCCCCGACGAGTGAGCCGAGACTGACCCAGCGGCAACTCGATTCATGGCGCAGCTTCACTTCACCAAAGTGGCAGCCGTTCAAAGAAGCCTGGATGCGACGAGGGTTTGGCTTCGCACCGTTTGGGACCGATGGGGACGACGACACGTCGCAGCGCGGCCTTCTGTGGCAGATCGCCGATGCGCGGCCCCATGACCTCGGGCATTGGGTGAGAGCAGCGCCAGCCGGTGGACCGCGTGAGGTCATCGACTACGTCCTGGCCAAGTGGCACGACGCCCGAGAAGCGGCTGGCGTCGAGGACGACGCGTGGCAGGAGACCAAGCGCGAGGATCGGCGCCAGTCCGGGCGGGCCATGACCCGGATCGGCGCAGTCATCGGCAACGTCGACGGTGATGCCGCATGAGCTTGGATGACCTACTCGCGAACGCTCCGATCGAGCCGCCGAGCCTCACTGGCGCCACGGGCCGGAAGTGCAGTCGTCACCAATGGTATCTCGCGGATGGCGGCTTCGGCATCCCGCCGGCCTATGTCTGTCGCTCATGCAACGTCATCCGCGACGAAGCCCGCGCCAAGCGCGGCCGCCAGTCCCGCAACTACGGCAACCGGGCCGAGCTCGCAGTCGCTCGCAAGTACGGCGGCACCAAGATCGGCCACGCGGGCGGGCCGGTGGACGTGCGCGGCAAGGACTTCGCCACGCAGGTCAAGACTCACCGCCGCAAGCCGCCGATCGAGTGGACGAAGTCGTTTGCTGGCATGAGCAACGACACCCGCTGCCCGCGCCTGCTGCTGCGCTTCGTCCAGGGACCGGGGCTCCTGCCGCTCGACTACTTCGTGTTCCCGGCCGATGAGTTCCTAGCGTGGTTCGGAAGGGACGAGGACGCGGCATGAGAGTCATCCGGAGGAGAGCTGCATGACTGACCCCGCTGTGCCTGTGACGAAGGCAGGACGGACACTCGTTGCCGAACACGGACGCAAGTTCAGGTCGCAAACGCACCTGACGCGACACATCCTCGCCATCGAAGCCGAAGCCGCCCAAGCCGCCGAGCAACGAGTGGCCGAGTTGGAGAAGGCGCTGGACCGCTGGCGCGACTGGATCACGACAAAGGGCGACCCCGACTACGAGGACGAACTGCTTCTCCAAGCCCTCTCCGACACCGAGGCGGGCAAGTGAGCGGGGACACCGGCGGCAGTCAGGTCTACCGCTTCGAGGCAGGCCAAAGCATCCTCGAATGGCTCGTCCAGGAGTGTGACACGGCCATCCGCGAACACCGCGCGACCCTGCGCTTCGGCCGGTGAAGCGCCTCATTCTGGTCGTCCTCGGTTTCTGGCTCATCCGCGAGTTCCTGCGCCAGCACTCGACGCCGGAGAGGCTGCCCGATGAGGACTACGCCGAGGTGCAGGAAGACCCGCGTCCATGGGTCACCCTGTTCGAGCGATGAGGACGCTGGAGTCCATCGCTCAGGAGTGGGGCGTCGACGTGACCGTCGTCCGGCGCTGGGTGCGAGAGGGCGACTTGGTGGCATTCCGACGGGGTAGGGTGACACGAGTCCACGAGGACGACCTCGAGAGGTTTCGGAGGGCGAACACATGGCGCGGAGAGGGTGGCGCGAGGGCTCGATCTGTCGGCGCACGGTCTGGCGCAACGGCAAGCGATACGACTACTGGCGGGCCGTCCTACCTGGAGGGGCTGGAGAGCATCAGGCGCGAACGGAAAGGGCCGTCCGAGCGTGGCTCAAGGAGCAGCTCGATCATTCGGCTCCACTCGGCATGACGCTCGGCGCCTACGCGACGGGTTGGCTGCGCGACCGGCAGAACGTCGTCCGCCCGGCCACCGCCGATTTCTACCACCACTCGCTCCGTCGCATCGAGCCCATCGCCCGTAAGCCGCTCTCGGCGATCGACGCGCAGGACGTTCGAGACATCATCTCGGACGGCATCGAGCGCGGTTTGTCGACCCGCACCATCCGGGGCACGGTCCAGACGCTGGCCATGGTGCTCGCCCAGGCTGAGGCCGAGGGGCTGCTGGCCCGGAACGTCGTCAAGGGCGTGCGCCTGCCGAAGCCCGATGCGCGTCCGACAGTCCACTACACCGCCGAGCAGGCGCGGCGGATCATCGCGGCGGGCCAGGGTGACGGCCTGGCATCGCTATATGCCGTTGCTGTTTGCACGGCCCTGCGTCGGGGCGAGCTGCTGGCCCTCACGTGGGCCGACGTGGACCTCCGGGCGAGGACGCTTCGCGTGGATCGTTCCAAGACGCGGGCGGGCATCCGCCGGATCCCGCTGTCGGAGCCGGCACTTGCGACGTTCCGCTCGCTGCCGCGCTCCCCGGGCGTCATCTGGCCCTATCACCCGTCCTCGGTGAGTCACGACTTCCCCGACTTCTGCGAGCGCAACGGCCTGCCTGTGTACACGCTCCACACGCTGCGCCACACGGCGCTGACGCTGATGGCCGAGGCCGGCGTCCCGATCGAGGTCCGGCGCTGGATCGCGGGTCACTCCAAGACGGAGCAGACGGCCCACTACAGCCACGAGTCCTGGACGCAGATGCAGGAAGCCGTCGACAGGCTGGGCCGCGCCGTTGGCTAGATCGACGGGACAATCATGGGACAAGCCGACCAGCCGGCCCTCGTTTCACGCTTGGAAAGGTCGGGGCGGAGCGATTCGAACGCTCGACCTCCTGAACCCCATACCTGTGGGCGTGAGCGTGGCTGACGTGTTTGAGCGTGTGCAGGCCCAGAACAACGGGACAACTCGGGCCCGGAACGACGGGACAAACGACGGGACAAGATGACTCTCTCGAAGGCCACCCGTCGGCAACGCCAGACGTTGGTCGCCTACTTGCAGCACGGCTCTTACAAGGGCGCCGCCAAGGCTCTCGGCATCAACGAGAACACCGCGCGAACTCGCATCCACTACATGCTGCGCGTCACTGGTGCCAGGACCGTCACAGAGGCGGCTTACCTGCTCGGACGGGAGCAGGGCCAGTCACTTTAGGACGTTTGTTTGAAAATGCTAGACATCGCACATAATCGCAATGCATTCTGTGGTGCGTGGAACCATTTTCGGTCCCGCACCTCTCTCCACTGCACGTCGGCCACGCCCCTCTTGGCCGACGTGGGCGAAGGCAGGGAGGACGCGGCTGGATGCGGCGGTTGGGAGTGACGGCTCCTGGCCGCCGCTCGCCGCATGGCTGATGATGCCAACAGCAGCCCAACCGGTGACCGCGAGGTCCGATCGTCGCTGGCGCGCATCGAGCGCGACGTCGACCGCCTCGACCGCAAGGTGGACAGCTTCCTCACACAGCATGCCGCCAAGCACGACACCGAGCAGCAGGCGTTCAACGCCCACCTGCTGTCAGCCGGCGAGAGCATGTCGCGCGGCGTCCGCAACGAGAGCCAGCTGGCAGCGATCGAGGTACGCCTGGAAGTGATCGAGAACTGGCGCGCCGAGCTACGCGGCGCGATGAACCTGATGCGCCTGGCCCTCGGGACGTCGGTCCTGTCGGCCATCATCGCCATGCTGACCCTGATCCGCATGCTGCTGGGCGTCGCATGAGCACGGGCACGTGGGGCCGGATCACGGCCAAGGGCACGACCGAGCAGGTGGCCCTCGTCCGCCAGGCGCTCGACGAGGCGACCAAGTCGCCCGTCCCGCTCGAGACTGCCGTGCCCCGGCCGTACACCATCGAGTTCCACAGCGTCGAGGAGTTCCGGGCGCGGGGCTACGTGTTCGCCGATGGCGTGGTGAACGAGGGCCGCGTGGTTGACCGCGACACGCTCTGGATCAACGCCCGGGTGGCCCGTCGCCAGCCGCGCAAGGCGCGCCACATTGTGCGCCACGAGATTGCCCACGTCCTGCCCCTGACCAGCGTCAAGAAGGCCGAGCTGATGCTGCTCATGGACAAGGCGAACGGGAGCCATCCGACCAACTGGCGGCCGACCATCTACGTCAACCGCCCGTCGGAGTGCTACGCCGACACCTTCGCCGAGGCCGTGTCAGGCGTCGATAGTCCGTGGGACGACTTCGCCTACTACCAACTCGACATCGCCGAGGAGAACCATCCGCAGGTCGTCGCCATCGTGTTCCGCGACGACACCACGCCGGTCAGCCCCGAGCCACTGCCCGAGCCATTGCCACTGCCCTCGCCCGAGCTGTTGGCTGCCCAGGCGCGCATCGTGGAGCTCGAGCGACGCATGACCGAGATCAATGCGCTGTCTAAGGAGGTTGGACTGCAGTGATCGACTTTCAGGATGCGGCGGTCATCACGACCGTCCTGACCGCCGCCGGTGCGCCGATCTGGGCCGGCATCATCCAGGGCATCATCCAAGTCCTCAAGGCCGTGCCGCAGTTCAGGGGCGCGCTGGACGGTCGCGAGAAGCTGGCTTGCTTCCTGCTTGCCTTCCTCGCTGTTGTCGTCGGCTTCATGGCCGCGCTCCAGGCAACACCGCCCCAGGCGAGCCTCGACATCATCGGCATCGTTGGCGCCGTGTTGGCTTGGTTCACCGTAGCCAGATTGTCGATGGCGTTCTATGACGACTTCATCAGCCGAGAGACGCCTAAGGCGCCTCAGGCAGGCGCGCGTCCGCCTGAGTCGGTCCTGTCCTCGAAGGGCTGGACCGGG